AAATAGTTGGCATAAGAGGGTTTTATGAGGTATTTTTCAAGATCATTGATTTTTGGTTCTAAACCAAACAGTGCTTTAAATAAAATCTTGAAAGATTCGTCAGTACCCTTAGATTCGTATAAACTTCTTGCTTCTTTTACGAAATTATTAACATCTAACTCAGGACTTAATTGTACACCCTCTAAACCAGGTGTATACTGCGCTTTTAACTTATCATAAAACTCATGAAGGAATAATGCACTTAAATTTTGTACCGCAGACCCTGTAAGATGGGAAGAAGCTGCAGTTTGTGTCCATTGCAAATTCTCAGTATCATTAAGTGCATGATATGTCTCAATTCCACAAAAACCCCTTACACACCCAGTAAAGCTATTGGTTGTTACTCCCGTATAGGTAATAATTTCACTATCAATCTTTAAAAGACCCCATTCTTGTGGAAATCCCTTAGTAGTACCATCAACTACAATTTCATCATCAGTAATACCAATGCTAGAAGCAATTGCTACTGATCCAGATATAACATCCTTAGTTAAATTGTCAATTCTAATATATTTGTCAATATTTTCAGCAAGATCTACAGGACCACCTTGATATTCTTGCGAAACATAATATTGCTTCAAAAAATCCTCAAAAAGAGGGTTTTCTGCAAGAGTAAACTCTGGAGCCTGCTCACCAACAATTTGGTATGTCTTAACTCTGGAGGATAAGGGGCTATAGGTTTCTATCATCCTTTTTTATGACCTAATGATGGTTCCGTTAGAGTAACTAGAGGTGACTTTATATCCAATTCCAGATATTTGTTGTCCAGAAGATATTGTGTCTCTCACGATATTTATCTTAGTATTTGACATGTCTAATTGGAGGTAAATATCCTTCAATCCTATAATATCATTGGATTCTGGATATGCTTGAATTTCAACAACACCTGATGCACGAGAAGTACCCGTTATATTGATGGTATTGATCATAATTTCACCTTTTACATAATCCACAGTTCCTGCAGAAGGTAAAACAACAGGTGGAGCATCATCAGAGAGTTCAGTTAATTGAACTACAGCAATATCACCCGTTTTTAAGTCGTCATGTGGCAAATCAGTGAAATATAAAGTATTTGGATTACCAGCAATGGTAAATCCAGTACTTTTTATGTTTTTGCCTTTAGGATTGGCATGAAATGCATTACCAAAGCATAATTCGTACTGAGTAAAGGCATTAAAAACTGGTTTTAAGTCTCTTCTTATTGTCAACCTAGTAATATTCGATGTAATTGCATTATTTGTGCCATCAATTGCTTTTAAAGCATCAGAATACTTAAATCTACCACCAAATGCGTTTAAATTAGTGGATTTTCCGTAATCTGTTAGTGAATTGGTAACTTGAGTCTTAAGACCATCAATATCACTGTAAATATTGGAATTAAAATAGACAGAAGTGTCTAATTCTACGAAAAGTATCTTTAAATCGACTATTCTTTGGTTAATTCCAGCAATAGAATACCTTTTTAATCTATCTAAGATCTGTACTTTAGTAAAGTCGGACAAATAAGTGGAATTTCGAGGTTTTACACTTAATACAACAGTACCATATTCAGGTGGATCCAATTCTTCACCACCAATTACCGAAACTGACTCTGCATCAGGGAAAACACTCTGTATAATCCCCTCATAATCCTTTGCTGTAACCGCCCTGTACTGCGATGAATAGACTCTAGGTGCAATATACTTAATAGAGTCTATTTCTTCGATATCACCGCCTCCTTTAGCGGTTTGAATCGTTGTTAGAACAGGAGTTGCTGCTGCTGAAAGAGGATTTCCAGCATCATCTACTGCATCTGCACTAAATGAGAACTTTTTACCATCATTTCCTGCTTTTCCATCAGTAATAATATAGCTAACTTCAACAACATCTCCATTTTCTAATTTTTTACCAAATAATCCATCCCCAAATAGCAATTCATACTTCTCATCTTTGATTTCTTGGATAAGATAGATGTTTGACTTCTCATTTATACCTGTAATATTATCAACTACAGAATATTCAAGTCCAGAAGACGCTCCAGACTTCCTAACAAACACTCTAATTGATGCAGTATCGATAAATGAGTTGTCTAATATAAATCTTTGGTCTAAACTAGCATTTACAATGAAATTTTTCTTTAAAAGTGTACCCTGATATATCGTAAGATTCCTAAATTGAGCAGTTCTTGGTGGATTTACGGTAATATTACTTCCAGCATCTACTGGACTGCTAACAGTTATGTCTTCTGGGATAGAAAATGTGAAAGAAGTGTTATTTTGAACTCCAACTGCGACTAATCCTTTCTTTAATGTGACGCTATTACTGTTTCCGTTGAATTTATAGTCAAAATTTATGATTGCTTCCGAAGATTTACGAGATCTAGGTACATATCCGATGTTTCTTGCCAATGAAACCACATTTTCTCTCAAAGTTGCCGAATCCAAGAAGGATTCATTAACAACCATGTTGCTATTAAATGCCGAAATATAGGTATTATACGCTAAAATATCGATTAAAATCGACATATTTGATCCTTCAAAGTCAAAATCAGTAAAATTACTGTTTGCTCTGAGGTAAGACTTGATTTGACCCTTAATTTGATCAAAATCTAAGTTTGTAAACTTGGTTACTGGCATTTTTTTACCTAGTTCCTTCTAAAAGAAATGCAAAATTTTGTACAGGGAGGTCTTCACCTACAATTTTATAAGAAATATTCATTTCAAAGGAGTTATTTAAGTCTGGTCTAGGGTTTGCAGTAATTTCAGTTTCAGTTACCCTAGGTTCATACATCTCTATAACACTTTTAACCTTCCTTGCAAGCACTCCACCTGTGACTTCATCACAGAAATCGAATAATAAATCACCTACATCCGACCCTATGTCACTATAAAACCTTTCCTGATTTCCAGTTTGGACTAAATTCCTAATAGAACGCATAATAGCCCTCTCATTTTTCAACACATTTAGATCTCCTGTGACAGGATTTGGTTGAAAATCAAGGGTTATGTCTTTATATGCTCTAGATTTAGTCGCCATTGGCGAATTATAATAGATGTCAGGGTTATTTATACCCTATTTTCTCAATTCCAGCGTGTAACTGTTAATTCTATACTATTATCATCCATTTCCCACTCTTCTGCGACCTGCCAACCCTCTTCTTTTACTGTATTATGGATGGTCATTCTTGCATATTGTTGTCTAACTTTCTCAATAAACCTCTCTGGAGGGAATGGTTGACTCCAAGTCTGTAAATCAGCAACCAGTTCATATTCCTTTCCATTCCAACGGAAGCCAATTTCATTATCAATAGAAATATCCACTTGCCATTTTTTATGTTCATGGTCAAGTGGATTTTCTAACTCGACATCTTCTACTACATTATACTGTAGTAACTCTAATGCTTCGAGTAAAGCAGGTTTTTTTGTAATCTTAGTCTTTATCGTACTGAAATGTGACATTAACAACCTTCTGAATCGTGCGTAAATTCCTCAACATATTCTTGAAAATCTAACTCCTGATAAAAAGAAGGAAGAAAATCTCTATTCACAACATTACCAAGCTGCTCTTCTACTCCCTCAGTTGCCTTTAAACATTGCTTACCAGTTGCACCGATAACCTCTTCGGTTACAGTACCATCTTGTTTAATAGTGTACTTAACCGTTTCCTGTTTTGACATAACTAAAAAAGCGAGTGTGTGTTATTTAGAAGGTTTTTTTCTATGATAGATTTCAACAATCATTACAAAGACTATTATAATGAATACGATGATATCATCAATCACGGTTTACCAGTTCTTACTTGTGTCTCTAGTATAGCCTCTTTAATAACAGTTTTCAACTGTCTTAACTTCTTCTTACCAATACCTGCCCTAGTATCAATCTTTACCTTTAACCAGTATAAGAATGTAAGTACAAGTATAAATTGAATCCCTTCTGCCCAAGACATATTCCATGCCTCATTGAGATCGAGACTCGCCGCCGCCAGGAGATTAATCATTTTCTTCCTTGTCCTCTATAAGGTTTACGAGCCGAGTTACGGGCGGTAGCAGCATGTTTAGTATGCTTACTGTTACCTTGCCTAGTCTTCTTTGGTCTCGTTTGAATGTTCGTCCCCGTGGGACTCGTGTACATTTTCGCCATTGTAAGTTGAATGTGTAATAAGATCAGGTGATGGATATCCAGTATCATAATAACACTGAGATAATTCCATCATTTTCTCTAGGAAAGCCTCCTCAGAGAGACCTGTATAGATCTCTCCTCCTTCGATGGTTATATTATATAACTCGTTGCTTTTCATGCCCCACACGGATACGAGGGTCACACCAGATCTCAAATCCAGCATCGAGAGCATCTAGACAGAATGAGACATCCTCTCCACACATGTCTTGTACCTCTCCAGATTCAAAGACTTGCATCTTAGGTGCGAACCAAGGATACTTCATCTTATCATGTTCCCATACACCATGCTTGATAAGAACCCATCCAAATCCTGTGTAATCGACAGTAAATGGTTTCTTACGCTTAGACATAGTTTCACCAGTCTCATGATTCATAACCCCTCCGTTATTACGGAAGTTATCTTCATCAAGCCAGTGAGCAACAGAAGTAGTTTGACCATCTTCCGTCATATACCAACCTGCAGCAATGTTCTTCTCCATAAGAACAAGTTGTAGGAACTTAGGTGTGTTGAATACAATATCACTATCAATCCATAACTGATAGTCATACTTAAGTTTGCCATCCCAAGGAATCTGGTCTGGACC